CTGTACGTCGCGGAGGGTTCAAACCTCCCTGACCAGCGGTAACGGATTGGGCGCAAGGCTCGGTCCAACCTGACGCGCGGCGCAAGGCTGCGGGAGGGGAAGACGCTCATGCCTCGAGGTGGAGCGCGGAACCGGTCCGGGCCTCAACCGGACCCGACATCGGGACGATCCGATCGTCGCGGGTTCAAGCTGACGGCCCTGCCGTCGGAGGGTTACGTCGGTGAGGTGCCGGCGTACCCGCTGGCCAAGGTCCCCGTGTACGACGTGTACTACGAGGAGAAGAAGCGGGTCCGCGAACTCGACGACGACGCGACCGCAGCACGTTGGGATCGCGAGCTTGAGCTGTGGGCGTGGGCCTGGTCGACGCCGCAGGCGTGTGCGTGGGCGCGTGAGCCATGGCGGTGGCACGCCGTGGCGATGTGGGTGCGCACTTCGTCGCTGTGTGAGTCGGCTGACGCGACCGCAGCGGACAAGAACAGCTTGCACCGGTTCGCCGACCAGATCGGGTTGACGCCGGCGGGACTGCGTGAGAACGGGTGGGCGATCGCAGCCGATGTGGTCGCGGAGAAACGGCATGAAGAGCCGGCGGCGCCTGCTCCGAAGCGGCGGCTGAGGGCCGTCGATGGCGGCGCCTGACAAGCTCCCCGAGTTCGTCGTCGACTTTCCCACGCTCGGTGACCTCGCCGACGGGTGGATCACTCGACACTGCCGGGTCCCTGATGGGTTTACTCGCGGCAAACCGTTCCAGATGGCCGATTGGCAGTTCTGGTGCACGGCGAACCGGTACCGGATCCGCGAGAACGCGGTCTTCGTCCCTCCCGACGAGGTGGGCCCGGACTCTCCGCCACTGCTGAACCAGGCGTTCGTGTACCGGCAGACGCTGGTGATCGCACCTCAGAAGACCGGCAAGGGACCGTGGTCGGCATCTCAGGTGGCGTTCGAGGCGTGCGGGCCGAGCGTGTTCGCAGGGTGGGCTGAAGAGGGCGACGAGTACCACTGCGAGGACGCCGGCTGCGAGTGCGGTTGGACCTACCAGTACCTGCCGGGCGAACCGATGGGGATGCGGCACCCGTCGCCGCTGATCCAGATCACCGCGACCTCCGAGGACCAGGCCGACAACATCTACCGCCCCCTCAAGGCGATGATCAAGCTGGGGCCGCTGAAGGAGCTTCTCCGGGTGCGGGAGGGCTTCATCCGCATCCTGGGCCTGTCGGACGACGACGACCTGGACCGCATCGACGTGGTGACCGCTTCGGCGAACTCGCGGCTCGGCAACCCGATCTCCGACGCCGAGCAGGACGAGGTTGGGCTCTACACCAAGTCGAACAAGATGATCGAGGTCGCGGAAACCCAACGCCGCGGCGCCGCTGGCATGGGCGGCCGGACACACGCCACCACGAACGCGTTCGACCCGGCGATGAACTCCTACGCCCAGCAGGTGTACGAGTCCGGCGCGGCGGACATCTTCGTGTTCTACCGGGACCCGGACAAGGTGCTGCGGGACTCGGACGGCAAACGCCTCTCCTACCTGCGTAAGGATCACCGGCACCGCATCCACAAGTACGTGTATGAGGGCTCGTGGTGGGTGAACCTCGACTCGATCGACGCCGAAGCGGTCGAGCTGATCAAGACCGACCCGAACCAGGCGGAACGGTTCTTCGGCAACCGCAAGGTCAAAGGCGCGGGGGCCTGGTTCAAGGACAACCTGTGGGAACGCACCGAAGACAAGAACAGGCCGGCGCCTCCCAACGGTACGGAAGTGTGTGGCGGGTTCGACGGCTCCGACTCCGATGACTGGACCGCGATCCGGCTCGAGACCTATGACGGGTTCCGATTCACCCCCACCTACGGACCGGATCGGCGTCCGACGATCTGGAAGCCAGAAGAGTGGGGCGGGTCGATCCCGCGGCGCGAGGTGCATGCGGCGTGGTCCGAACTCGCTGACCGGTATCGGCTCAAGCTGGTGCTCTGCGATCCCCGGGATTGGCAGTCCGAGATCGGTGACTGGGCGCTCGAGTACGGCGATGAGGTGTTTCTGGAGTGGGCCACCTACCGGACGGTGCATATGCATGATGCGCTCGTTCGTTCGCAGAACGACTTGGCGTCAGGCCGGTCCACGCACGACAGGTGCCCGTTGACGGAGTTGGCGATCGGCAATGCGATCAAGGTGGCGCAGCCGAAGGAGCGGTACATCCTTGGGAAGCCGGCGCCGCACCAGAAGATCGATCCGGCGATGGCTGACACGCTCGCGCATGAGGCGGCTTCGCTGGCTCGAGAAGGCGGGTGGAACCCGGACGAGTCCGGTCTGATCTACACCGCGACGTCCACGCGAGCCACGACACGAGCGAGGGGGTGACCGTTGACCTCCTCCCTCGAACCCGCCAACCCGCCGTCCATGTCCGACGACACCCGGGTCGTTGTGGGCACGTTGAACAAGCTGGCGCGCGAGTTGGCGGAACGGGAGAAGCTCACCAAGCTGCGTCTCGCCTACCTCACCGGCGACCACCCGTTGAAGTACGCGTCGCAGGAGTTCGCGGCCTACTTCGGTGGCCGGTTCAAGGGGTTCAACGACAACTGGACGGCGCCGGTCATCTCCGCCCCGACGGAGCGGATGAACGTGGTCGGGGTGCGTCTCGACGAAGACCAGCCCGCCCAGGACGGTGAGCCGCCGGACAGCCGGCAGATCCGTGGCGTCGACAAGGACCTGGAGCGGGTGTGGCGCACCAACGAATGCGCGGCCGGCTCGAGCAAGTCGTTCGTGATGGCCCTCGCCGCTACCCGCTCGTTCGCGACGGTGTGGGGGAACCCGGACGACGAGGACACGCCGTCGGTGACGTGGGAACGCCCGGACCAGGCGGTCATCGAGTACGGGGACCGCGGGCAGCGGTTGAACGGGCTGCGGTTGTGGCGGGACGACACCCGCGAGTACGCCACCGTCGACGATGGCGGGTTCCTGTGGAAGTTCCAACGTAACGCCTACAGCAGCGACGGACGGTTGCGGTCCGGCCTGGTCGTGCCGTCCACCGCGATCAGCGGCTGGGAGCCGCGGGAGGTGCGTGGGGAGCCGTGGCCGCTGCCGAACCCCATGGGTGTCATGTCCATGGTGGAACTCGCCAACAACGACCTGCTGGACCGGGACAACCCGCTCTCCGACATCGACGGTGTGATCGCGATGCAGGACGCGATCAACCTGATCTGGGCGTACCTGATGAACGCCCTCGACTACGCGTCCCTGCCGCAACGGATCGTTACCGGCGCCGAGATGCCGTCGGTGCCGGTGCTGAACGAGGCCGGGCAGGTGGTTGGCAAACGACCGGTCGAGCTCGACGAGCTGATCAAAGAGCGGATCCTGTGGATCCCGGGACAGAACGCAAAGACCAACGAGTGGTCAGCGGCCGCGCTCGACGTGTTCTCCCAGGTGATTGAGCGGGCGATCGAGCACATCGCCGCTCAAACCCGCACCCCGCCGCACTACTTGATCGGCAAGATCCAAAACGTGTCGGCTGAGGCGCTGACCGCGGCCGAGACAGGGCTGGTCGCGAAGACCCGGGAGCGCACCAACTACATGTCGCCCGGGCTGCGAGAGGTGTACCGGCTCATCGCGCTCGCCCAGGACGACGAACGCAAGGCGCGGGCGGTGAGGTCGGGGACGATCGTGTGGGAGGATTTCCAGTTCCGGGCACTCGGCCAGAAGGTCGACGCCCTGTCCAAACTGCACGACATGGGGTTTCCGTTCGAGTGGATCGCCGAGCAGTACGGGCTGTCTCCGCTTGAGGTGCAACGCGTGGTTGCGATGCGCGCCGCCGAGCAGCGTGACAGCCAACTGGACGACATGCTCGAGCGGGTCGACATCCTCGGGAAGAAGGCCACCGCGTACGGCACGTTCATCCGCGCCGGCGCCGAACACAACGCGGCGGCGGCCGCCGCCGGGCTTCCGCCGATCGAGCACACCGGACTGCTGCCGGTCACGGTGCAATCGGAGGAGAAGGCCGCGGGCCTGCCGGGCGCTGTCAACGGTGCGCCTGTCCCTGCGAGTGACTGATGTTGCCGGGTGAACTCCCCGCAGCTGACGGCCACTACCTGGCGATGCTGCGTCTCGCCGCGACCGTGCTGCGGCTGGTGCGGCGAGGCTGGGCCACAGTCAACCCGCTCGACATCGCCGCCTCATGGGATCGCGCCCTAGCGGGCATCCTGGTCGACTTCACCGCGCTGCAACGCGAAGCCGCCGCGCTCGGCAGTGAGATGGTCGCCGACGCCCTCACGCAACAGCAGCTGCGGACCCGCCCGGAAGGGCGGTTCCAGCCGGACTCTCTGGTCGGGTGGGCGTCCGACGGCCGACCCCTCGAGTCGCTGCTCGCTACGCCGGCAGGTGTCGCGCTGGACGCGCTCAAGGACGGTATGGCGCCGGCGGACGCGCTCAATGCCGGGCGGGTGAGCGTGGAGCGGATCGCCCGCACCCAGATCGCCGACGCCGGCCGGGTCGCCGCTGGTGTCGAGGTAGCGGTACGGCCACGGACCGGGTGGGTGCGGATGCTCACCCCACCGTCGTGCAGCCGGTGTCTCGTCCTGGCCGGCAAGTTCTACCGCTGGTCCGACGGCTTCGACCGGCACCCCAACGACGACTGCGTGTCCATCCCGAGCGCAGAGGACCGCGGCAACGATCTGCGTACCGACCCAGACGCGTACTTAAAGTCGCTGTCCAAGGCCGAGCAGGACAAGTTGTTGGGGGCGGCGAACGCGCAGGCGTGGCGGGACGGCGCCGACCTGAACCAGGTCGTGAACGCCCGTCGGGGCATGCAGAACACGCAGGCGTTCGGGCAGGACGTGCAGATCACCACGGAAGGAACCACGACCCGCGGGTTCGCTGGCCAGCGGTTGATCTCTCAGGGCGCGCGGGTGACTCGACAGCGGGCACAGACGCCACGGTTGACGCCGGAGTCGATCTACAAGGCGGCGAAGGACCGCGACGACGCGCTGCGGCTTCTCCGCCGGTTCGGCTACATCCTTTGAGGAGGGCGAGATGCCGCAGCGACGCCGCTACGCCACCCGCGACGAGATCGCCGAGCGAGTGGTCGAGGTGCTCAACGGGCAGCTGACCCAGCAGAGCGTAAAGGCAGTGCTGAACGCCCTCGCCTTCCTTGGCGCAGACCCGGACGCGCTCGTGAAGATCGTGGTGAATGAAGATGTCGCACCCGATCTTCAGTGAGATCCCCGTCCGCTACCACGACCGCATCGACATCCACCCGGACGGAACCGCCACGGTCACCGTCGAAGACGGCCCGTACACAGTGCCCACGATCACGAGCGCAGACCGGGCCGCGATTGGTGTCCCATCTGGCCTGCGCCGCGACCGCCGCGACCTGGACCGCCCCGCCTGGTACCCGCCGGTCCACTGACTTCCCCCAGCCGCAAGGGCAGGGAAGAACCATCACCCCCCTCTCGCAAGGAGAGACCGTTGATCGACACCACGCTGCCCATCCACGCTGTCACCGGTATCCAGGCTCTCGGCTGGCGCAAGGCCCGCCGCGGCGAGACCGGGCCGCAGCCCATCTGGCCGATCCTCGGCGGCGCTGAGGACGACACCGAGGGCGGCGACGACGCCGACGCGTCTGACAAGTCTGGGGAGGACGCCGCCGCTGATCAGGGCGACGACTCCGACGATGAGTCCGGCGAGGTCGACTGGGAGGCCAAAGCCAAGGAAGCCGAGGCCAAGTTCGAGGCGCAGCAGCGGATCAACCGCGACCTCGAACGCCGCACCAAGCGGACCGCCCGTCGGCTCGCCGAACTCGAGGGTAAGCCGGCCGCCGCCGCGAAGGACACGAAGACCGACGACGGTAAGACCGGCGAGGTCGACGTGGAGAAGATCCGCGCCGAGGCGCTCGAGCAGGCCAAGAAGGAAGCCCAACAGGAGGCGCTGAAAGAGCGTGTCCTGGACAAGATCGAAGCCAAGGCGGCGAAGGAATTCGCCGACCCGGCCGACGCGGTAGCCATGCTCATGCGCGTCCGCTCCGTCGACGACTTCATCGACGACGGGAAGGTCGACGCGGAAGCGATCCAGGACGCCCTGAAGGACCTCCTGGAGAACAAGCCCTACCTGGGTGCAGCAGCTGCGCAAGGCGGCAAGTCACCGCGGTTCCAGGGCTCGGCAGACGCCGGCGCGAAGCCGACGAAGCCGGCACGTCCCAAGAGCCTCGACGAGGCCGTTCGCCAGAAGCTCGGAGCGAAATAGCCCCGGGTCTTCGCGTACCCACTGGAGATCCACATGCCTGTCACTCTTGCTCAGGCGCAGCTGAACACCCAGGAAGACATCGACTTCGCGGTGATCGACAACCTGCGCCGATACAGCTGGCTGTTCGACCAGATCGTGTTCGACGACACCGTGTCCCCGGGCACCGGCGCCGGCACGCTGGTGTACGGCTACACCCGCCTGAAGACCGCCCGGTCCGCAGGGTTCCGCCGGTTCAACGAGGAGTACACGCCCGGTCAGGCCGAGCGTGAGCGGCTCACGGTCGAACTGCACCCGCTGGGCGGGTCGTACAACATCGACCGCACCCTGGCGCGTCTGGGCCCGCAGTCCTCGAACGAGGTCACGTTCCAGATGCAGCAGCTCATCACCTCGGCGCGGAATCGCTTCCAGGATGAGCTGATCAACGGTGACACGGCTGTCGACAGCGCGGGGTTCGACGGGCTGGACAAGTCGCTGACCGGCACCACCACCGAGTACAACCCCCTCGCCGAGGGTGTCTCGGCCGGGTACGTGGACTGGACCGCCGGCACCATCAACACCCAGGCGCTGGCGATGGCGCAACTGGACAAGCTCGACGACTGGCTGTCCCGGCTCACCCCGTCCACCGTCGGCGGTGGCGACCTTGGCACCCCCGGCGCGCTCCCGCCGGGTGTCCACGCGATCCTGGGCAACACCAAGTCCATCACCCGCGTCCGTGCCCTCGCCCGCTGGGCCGGCATCTACACCGCGGAGAAGGACGACCTCGGCCGCAAGATCGAGATGTACGGGGACTGGGCGCTCGTCGACGTTGGCGACAACGCCACCGGTGCCGCGCCGATCATCCCGATCGAGGGCCGCGACGCCGACGGCGCCGGCGGCGGCGGCGTCATCTCCGGCCTGACGGATCTGTACGCGGTGTCGTTCGGCATGGACGCCCTCCACGGCGCGTCCGTGGCCGGGGTCCCGCTGGTGCAGTCCTGGATGCCGGACTACAACACGGCCGGCGCGGTGAAGACCGGTGAGATCGAGATCGGTCCGGTCGCCGCCGTCCTCAAGAACACCAAGTGCTGTGGCGTGTTCCGCAACGTGAAGGTGCAGTGACCATGAGGCTGAAGATCACAGCCCCGGAGAAGCACTACCGGGGAGACGTGTCAACGCTCATGTTCCGCGACGGTGTCGCCTACGGAGACAGCGACGCGGATGCGGCGGCGGTGGCGTACTGCCGTCGCCGCGGCTACACCGTCGAGGACGCCGACCCGCCCGCCGCGGAAGCCGAGGAAACCGACTCCGTCGAGGGCGGGATGGTTCGGCCGCGCAGCAGTGACCCCAAGGCCGACTGGGTCACCTACGCCGCCAACCACCCCGACGAGAACCGGCGCCTGTCCGAAGAGGACGCCGACTCGATGACCAAGGCCGAGCTCGTCGAGCTCTACAGCAAGTGAACGCGGGCCTCCCGCGTTTCCAGGAAGGAACTCCGACATGAGCACCCAGCTCGGTCTCTACGCCCGCAACACCCGCGACGCGCTCGGCTACATGAACGCCGGCGACCCGTCCGGCCCGGACACCTTCTTCCGCCGCAACCTGCCACGCGTCGGGCTGGCGGACTCCGGCGGCGACACCAACCACGTCGCACTCGCCACCGGTGTCATGACCTCCGTGCCGATCTACCTCGCGCAGGGTGACCTGATCACCAACCTGTCGTTCATCTCCGGCGCCACCGCCGCCGGCACGCCGACGAACTGGTGGTTCGCGCTGTACGACACCCAGGCGACACCGGCGCTGATCGCGCAGACGGCGGACCAGACGTCGACGGCGTGGGCGGCGAACACGGTCAAGACGTTGGCGCTGTCGACGGCATACCGGGTGGTGAAGTCCGGCGTGCACTGGGCGGCGGTCATGGTCACGGCCACCACCGTCCCCACCCTCGTGGGCGCGGTCGGCGCGAAGCCGGTCATCACCGGTGAGCGGAACCTGTCCCAGTCCTCCGGAACGGGCCTGACCACGACGGCGCCGGCCACGATCGCGTCGCCGACGGTGAAGACGTTCGTGCCGCTCACCGTCGCCAGCTGACGCCGTGGATCCGCTCGCGACACTCGTCGACCTCGCCAACCGGGGCATCGACATCAGCGATGTCACGCTGGCGAACACCATGTTGGCGGTCGCGAGCGCATCCGTTCGCGGGGCGGCCGGCTGTCCGATCAGCCGCGAAACCTCCACCATCACCTACACCGGGTGGCGGCACGAACGGTACCTGCGGCTCGCCACCCCACCGGTCGTGTCGGTTGGCGCGGTGACGGTCGACGGGACCGCGGTGACGGACTGGCGGCTCACCGACAGCACCCGGTT